ATTGGGATTTTTATACCCGGAAAAGACGAGACCAAGCGGCATTATGCTTGAACTGGAAAATAAAGGGAGCGAACCAGCCGACCTAGTGAGCCTTCGGGCTGGATCGGCTTACCGAGGTGTGGTGAAGCCTCGAATTCACACTAAAATCACCGAAAACCCGAGCAAAGGGCTTGAATTTGTCGAATTTTGTGCCAAATTCGGTCAAAATTTATTACCTTGGCAAGAGTGGCTTAGTGAGCAAGTGCTCAGAGTAAAACCGGATGGTCGATGGCAAACGCCGGTTAATGGAATTCTCCTGGCAAGACAAAACGGCAAGAGCACCTGGATGGCTTGGCAGATTCTTTGGAGAATCTTTGGCCTTGAGCAAAAGCTTCAAGTTCATACGGCTCACAAGCTAACTACTTCAGCTGAAATCTTTTACAAAATTTACGGAATCATTACGGAGCATCCGGAGCTGGAATCTCAATTAACTAAAAAGCTAGAAGCTCGAGGATTTCAAGAGCTTCAATTTACTGGCGGTCGAAGATATCTAGTCAGGGCATCAAATTCAGCGACTAGAGGAATCGCATCGCCCGACAGTATTTGGCTCGATGAAGCTCGCGAATATCACGATGAAGATGTGTGGTCGAGCTTGAGGTTCACTCAAATGGCCTCAGCCAACCCTCAAGCCTTCCTGCTTTCTAACGCCGGAGATCAGCACTCGGTCGTTCTAAATAAAATGCGAGAACGAGCTATGGCCTCGATGATGTCCGATGATTTAAGTCTTGGCTGGTGGGAGTGGTCGGCTCCGCCAGAAATCAAATTCGATAACTCTCCGACCTTTTGGGAAGGGGTAGCCCAAGCTAATCCGTCACTTGGGCTTACCATCCATCCTGACAATATCCGAGCGGTCTTAAATGATCCTGAAGATATCGTCCGGACGGAAGTCTTGTGCCAATGGACAGCAACAATAAATCCAATTATCCAGCCATCGCTTTGGGCATCTTGCGCGGTCGAGGGTCTGCGTTTAGATGAATCGGCCGATACTTGGTTGGCGATAGACCTTTCCCCCGATAGAAGGCAAGCGGCGCTAGTTGCGAGTCAGCGAGTCGATAAGGACAAGTTCCAAGTTCAGCTTCTTCAGACTTGGACCAATCCGGGTTATCTATCTGACAAACAGATAGCTAACGATATTGCCGATTGGTTTCGGCGATTCAATGTCCTGAAAATCGCTTATTCGGCGCGAACAGCTAGCGCCGTTGCCGCAAGATTAGTCCCAGCCGGGCTTCCTTGCGAAGCAATAGACGGCCAGCCCTACGCCCAATCCTGCGATGAATTTCTAAGCGCAATATCTAGCGGTCGGTTACTTCATAGCAACCAAGAAGAATTAACGGCTCATTGCTTGTCAGCGGTAAGGGTTAATTTTGGCGATGGCGGCTGGGTAATGGGTAGAAAAGTTAGTGCCGCCGTAATTACCGGCGCGGTGGCCGCTGCTATGGCTTCTCACTACGCCACCATTCCACCTAGCGAGTTGGATCTCTTAGTTGTCTAATCCCTAGCATACAATTCAGACACAATGGGATTATTCCGGGATTTACTTATTGGCGCACCTGCTAAAAAAGTTACTGATGCTGAAGCAGCGCTAAAACCTTTCAATATCGCTCAAGATCTTTGGGGCGCAAATGGCGCAATGACAGCTTCAAAAGCCCAAGCCCTTCAAGTGCCATCAATCAAAAGAGCTAAAGACATTATCTGCTCGACAGTTGCCTCACTTCCTCTCGAGCAATATGAGAAATCAACTGGCGCACATATTGAAGCGCCAAGAGTCATTCATCAACCAGATCCAACAGTTCCCGGCTCCGCTATGTATGCTCTTACCGCCGCCGACTTATTCTTCTATGGAAATGCTTACTGGCAAGTCACCGAGGCATACGCCGCAACAGATGGCGGACGAGTTCGTAGCGCCACTTATATTCCTTACGATTGGGTTGCTCCGCAATATGCGGCTGATGGTTTAACAATTATTGGATATTATGTAAATGGCAAGTCCGTTCCAATGTCAGGGCTTGGATCGCTTGTAGTATTTTATGGCTTGAATGAGGGGCTGCTATTTACTGCTGGAAAGACAATCAGAGCAGCCTTAGCTTTGGAGACCGCAGCGGAGCAATATGCTAAAGAGCCAGCTCCGATGATGGTGCTTAAAACAAATGGCACAAATCTAAGCGCGGAAAGAATGAAAGCGCTTAAGGAAACTTGGACAACTCTTCGTCAATCAAAGAATTCAACCGCAATTCTCAATGCTGACATTGACTTACAATCTTTCGGCTTCGATCCTAAGACCATTCAGTTAAACGAGGCGCGTCAATATATCGCGTTAGAATTAAGCCGGGCTTGCGGCATTCCTGCTCATTTCTTAGGCGCAGAAGTCACTACGATGACTTACTCAAATACACTTCAGGAACGCCGCGCCCTCGTTGATTTCTCACTTCGGCCATTATTGACAGCAATTGAGCAAAGGCTCAGTTTCCAAGATTTCGTCCCGGCCACTACAAGCATCCGCTTCGACTTGGACGATTTCCTACGCGGCTCGGCACTCGAGCGAGCGCAGGTTTATCAGATACTAAACAGCATCGGCGCTATGAGCGTTGAGCAAATTCAACAAGCAGAGGATCTAATCCGATGAAGATTAACTTTCCAATGAAAGTAACCGCAGCTGATTCAGCAAAGCGGACTATTAGCGGAACTATTGTGACTTGGGGTGAAGAAGGTAATACTTCAGCCGGTCGCACAGTATTCGAAGCTAACTCAATTGAATTTAGTAAGAATATCAAGCTGCTATGGGAGCATCGTTTAGAAAAGCCTCTAGGTAAGCTAATCGAAGCGACAGTAACACCCGAAGGAATCGAGGCTTCGTTTAAGATCGCCAATACGATGGCCGGAGAAGATGCTTTAGTTGAAGCTGCTGAAGGATTGAGAGACGGCTTTAGCGTAGGCGTTGCGGTCAATGAATGGAGCAATAAAGAAGGCGTTATGAGCATCAGCTCCGCCGAATTAGTTGAGGTATCACTTGTAACTGAGCCAGCAATTCGCAGCGCTCGCGTTGAACAAGTTGCCGCATCTGAAGAAAAGAATTCCGAGGCCGAAAAGGTCGAGGATCAACCAAAACCAACCGAAGGAGAACAAGTGTCAGACACTACCGTTCCAGCTCCTGCCGCAGAAACGGTAGAAGCTGCTAAGGTAGAAGCACCTGCGGTCACCGCAGCCTTCTACACAAAGCCTCGCGTAAATACCAATGTCACAGCTGGTCAATACGCAATGGCTCAAATCAATTCGCTTCGCGGCGATTCAGATGCTCGCGATCTAGTCGCAGCTCTTGACGCAGCAACCACCACCGAGAATATCGGTGTTGTTCCCCCGACATATCTTCGCGATGTAATCGGAATCATTGACGACTCAATGCCATTCGCTGATTCAATCGAGCAAGGTGTCCTTCCAGCAACCGGAATGAAGTTCTATCGTCCAGTTCTCGGAACTCAAGCAACAACAGCTGAGACAGCTGAAGCCGTAGAGCTTGATTCAACAGATACAACCATTACTTCTCTTGAAGTAAATGTTGTAAAGATTGGTGGAGCTAATAAAATTTCAGTTGAGCTCCTTGAGCGCTCTGATCCTGGCTACCTCGATGTCTTGATTCGAGAACTCGCTGCTTCTTGGGCACAAAAAGCAGATTCTTATGCTTTCACTCAAGCAACAGCATCGGCCGGAACTTCAACTGGCGGAACTCTAGTGGCAGCTATCGCAGATGCTATTGCTGATTCTTTCGCAATCGTTCGCAAGACACCTAACCGTTATCTTGCCGATACTGGCAACTTCGCAACATTGCTTTCAGCAGTTGATGGCAATGATCGTCCATTGTTCGCCGCTGCTGCTCCACAAAACGCAGCTGGTCTAATTTCACAGGGATCAACGAATGGAACCGTAGCCGGACTCCAATTGGTTGTTGATGCCAATGTTGATACTGGCGCTGGTGTCTTGGGTATCGTCTATCCAAGCGATGCTGCTACCTTCTACAAGAGCGCAGCTTTCCAGATTCGTTCAAATGTTGTATCTACTGCTGAGGTTGAAGTTGGCCTCTATGGTTATGTAGCGTTGGCTCCTAAGTATCCAACCGCTTTCCGTAAAGTAACCTGATAAACCCAATAGTGACGGCTAGTCCGCTCCCGAGCTAGCCGTTACCTCTTAGTAGAAAGGATTGGCTAATGCCGACAATTATCACAGCCTCGGAGCTTCGCGCTGCGCTCGGAGTTAGCCAATCCCTTTATTCAGATGCCACTCTCAATGATGTGATTGATACAGCGGAGACAGTAATTCTTCCACTTCTCGTCAAATACTCAGAGGGCATCATCAAGGCAGAATTACAAGACAATATCGCCACCTTTTACACTCAAGGCGAAACAATATTTAGCGAAGGCCAGCAGGTTGTAATCGCTGGAATCTCAGCGACATTTAACGGAACCCGGACAATCACCGATGTCGATCTCGATACCTTCACCTGCGCAATTACCGCCGCAGATGTTACTTTATTTAATGTCATACCTACGGGAACAGCCACTCTTGTCGGGGCTTCCACTTATGTTGGAAATGCCGCAGTCGAATCTGCCGTTCTTGCTATCAGCTGCGAAGTATTCCAACAGCGCACTACCGGAGTCCAAGTAGAGGGCGTAGATTTCAGCCCAGCTCAAGCGCCGTTCAGATTAGGTCGCTCACTCTTTAACCGAGTCTCCGGACTTTTAGGATCTTATCTCGATACTTCCTCGATGGTGTCATAATGCCAGCGAGCACAATATCCGGTGATGTCAGAGGCGCAATTAAAACGGCTTTAGCCGGTGTCGCTGCCAATGTTTATGATGTAGTTCCTGAATCTCCAGCCGTCCCTTTCGCGGCTATCGTTCCGGATTCCCCTTATATGGAATTGGAGACAATCGGGCGCAGCCCAACGCGAGTTAATCTAAATTATGTTATCTCAGTTGGCGTTGCGTATATGTCCAACCCAGCTTCTCTCGACAATCTCGAGAAATTAGTTATTAGTATTCTTGGCGCTCTATCAGCGTCCAAGTATGAGCTATCGACAGTCGAAAGACCTTCGGTAACTCAAATCGGAGTCCAGAATGTTCTAGTCTCCGATATCCGCTTGAGCGTCCGCTACGAGCAAACTTCTTAAGGAGAATAAAGTGCCAACGACAGTAATTACCGGTCGCGATGTCACCTTTACGCTTGATTCAGCAACCTACGATGCTCAAGCGACATCAGCGACTCTTTCCTGCGATACCATCATTGAGACTTATCAGACTCTCGATGGCCGCGCATACAAGTCCGTAGATAAGCAATGGACTTTCACAATCGAGCTTCTTCAAGACTGGGGCGCAACCTCATCCTTGTTCGAGGCAATGTGGTCGGATGCTGAATCAGCACCTAACACCACACTCGCCGTCAGCTTTACAGCAGTATCCGGCGCAGTATTCGCTTTCAATGTCCTTCCAATCTTCCCAAGTGCCGGTGGCGCAGCTCCCGGAGCTTTGACAGATACTTGGACAATGACAGTAGTTGGAACCCCAACAGAGACCTTCAGTTAAGAGAAATAGGGAGATCGGGAGATGAAGTTAAACCTCACAATTAAATACACAAACGGCGAAGTGGAAACCTACACCGCAGGGCTTCCTGAGTGGGCTAAGTGGGAAAGGAAAACTGGTAAGTCGATCTATAAAATGACCGACATAAGTAATTACCAGCAGACCGACTTCTTATTCTTAGCTCACTCCGCTTATGTTAGAGCCGCAGCCGGCAAGCCGACTAAGGCTTATGATGTTTGGGAACTAACAGTCGATGAACTAATAATCGGAGACTCCGAAGACCCAAAAGCTACCCAGCCGGAAGCCTAAACCGGCTCTTAATAGAGCTGGCAATAGCTACCGGTATCCCGATGCCATATTGGGAAAACGCGGAAGACTTACTAACGGCGATTGAAGTATTGGAGCGAAGGAATGGCAAATGAGCCGATCTCTTATGATCGCCGCGAGCTTCGCTCTATTATGGCGGCTTTCAAGGCGATGGATGAAGAATCAATCGACCAAGCCAAACGCGAATCTAACGCCCTCGCACAATTCGCAGCCGACCGAATCAAAGTCACAGCAAGGACGCGCACAGTCGCGGCCGATGCCGTTCAACGAGTCGCTGATGGGGTTCGAATATCCAAGTCAAGCAAAATCGGAGAATTCTCTTACGGCTTTGCCTCTCAGCGTTTTTCTGGTGGCGGCACAACACAAATACTCTGGGCGGGTCTTGAATTCGGATCTAATCGTTTTAAGCAGTTCCCTCGCCGAACTCCGACAAAGGGACGCGGAAACTTTGGCTACTTTATTTACCCAACCCTTCGCCAAATTCAGCCTGAATTAGTGAGAAAATGGGAAGATGCGTTTAGTAAGATACTTAAGAAATGGGATGACTAATGGCCGGTAATCGCACCCTGAAACTCTCCATTCTTGCCGATGTTGATGATCTTAAGAAGAAGCTGGATACCGGCTCAAAAGAAGTAGAAGGCTTCGGCGGTAAATTAGAAAAGTTCGGAAAGGCCGCCGCAGCCGCTTTTGCCGTAGCAGCTGCCGCAGCCGCGGCGTATGCTGGCAAGTTAGCCATTGAGGGCGTTAAGGCTGCCATCGAAGATGAAGCTGCTCAGAATCGTTTAGCCAATGCTCTTAGAAATGTCACCGGAGCTACCAACGATCAAATTAAGTCCGTTGAAGAACAGATTACAAAGATGTCTCTCGCCAACGGAATTGCTGACGATCAGCTTCGCCCAGCGTTTCAGCGCCTAGCCACAGCAACCGGAGACTTATCAACTGCCAATAAAAGCCTAAGTCTTGCGCTCGATATCAGCGCGGCAACTGGCAAAGATTTAAATGCGGTTTCAAATGCTTTGGGTAAGGCTTATGAGGGAAATACCTCAGCTCTTGCCCGACTAGGAATTGGCCTATCAACCGCCGAGATTAAGACTCTTGGACTTGATGGCACTATGAATCAGCTTGCCAAGACTTTTGGCGGAGCTGCCACAGTTCAAGCTAACACTCTCGAAGGTCAAATAGCTAGACTCAAGGTCGGCTTCGATGAAGCAAAAGAATCAGTAGGCGCGGCTCTTTTACCAATAATCCAAAAGTTTATGGATTATATTGTTAATACTTTTATCCCAATGATTCAAAAGGCTAAGTCCGCCGCCATTGATCCGATTATTACGGCCTTTAATAATAACCGCGAGGCTATGGAAGATTTATGGTTTTTTACCAAGACTTACCTAGTGCCAATCTTTGAAGGTGCTTTTGTCGGAGCAATTACCACAGTCGGCAAAGCAATTGGCGGAATCATCAACATAATTGGCGCGGTAGTTAATGGAATCAAAAGCCTTGTGGGTGGCGCTATCGATGCCATTAATAAAATTATTGAGGCTTACAACAGAATCCCTCTTTTGCCTAATGTCCCAACTATCTCAAAGCCAAGTTTAGGAAACACCAGCACCGGCGGTGGAAGCATTACGCTCCCCGGAAGTGGTGGGTCGGTATCCGTTCCAAACCCAAGTATTTCCAGCGGTGGATCGACTTCTTCGGGAGCATCCACCGCAAGAAGCGGCGGAAGTAGCTCGGTCTCAAGTTCTATCAATCAAGCAGCTGAAGCGACCGCCAAGACAGTTGCTAAAGCAATCGTTGATATGACTCCACAATTGCCAATGTCAATAGCCGAGATACGCGCTAGAGAATCCGGCGATGTTATTAACTATGGCGTCAGCAGCTTAGGCGGGTTGGATGTTGCTAGGGTTAGAGCTGCCGAAGAACGCTCGATTGTTATCAATGTCAATGCTCCAAGCATTATTGATGAGGAAGGTTTCCAGCGCACAATAGTCGATGCCTTAAATGAAGCTGCGAACCGAGGGACTGGTGGCGGCGGTGGCCTCAGATTCGGTGCTGCGGTTCTATGACGCTTTGGAGTCCTGAATATCGCATCAAGGCTAATGGCTCAGATGTAACTGGCATTACCCTTGTCGGATTTACTATTTCATCGGGTCGCAAAGATATTAACGCCTCGACCGAAGCTGGCTATTGTAATTTAACCCTAATAAATACCGATAACAGTTATTACGCTTTTACAGTTAATACAGCCATCACAGTTGAAGTTAAAGACGCCAGCGGCGATTGGGTTGTTTTATTTGGTGGCCGTATTTCAGATATTAGCTTCGAGGTCAATTCAGCCGGATCAACAGCCGTAGTGACTCGAATAAATATCATCGCTCTTGGCGCTTTATTCAGACTTCAGCGAGCTTTATTCGATGGCAATTTGACTGAAGATTTAGACGGAGATCAAATTCTTCAATTGCTCTCAGAGCTTTTACTTAATAACTGGAATGAAGTACCACCAGCTGAAACTTGGGCTAATTATGACCCGACAGTAACCTGGGCTAATGCCGAAGATGTCGGATTAGGCGAAATCGATGCGGGCGAATATACGATGGTTAGCCGTCAGATTACCGATTCTTATATTTCAGGAATTGCCAACTCAATTGCCCAGTCAGCCGGCGGGTATCTTTATGAGGATGCCAGTGGCAATATTGGATACGCGGATGCCAGCCATAGGCAGGATTATCTAGTTGCCAACGGCTATACCGACCTAGATGCTAATCACGCCCTCAGCGCCGGAATTGCTTCGGTTGCCCGTCAAGGCGATATCGTCAATAAAGTCACTATCGACTATGGCAACAATTTCAATAACTCATATACAGCCCAAGACACCAGCAGCCAATCAACCTATGGCCTATATGCGGAACAGCTAAACTCTTATATTAAGAATCAGACTGACGCTGAGGACTTTGCTGATCGGGTTATATCTCTCAGAGCTTTCCCTCGCGAGCGTTTCCAATCAATCACTTTCCCAGTCCATTCGACCGAAATCGATGACACCGACCGAGACGCTTTATTAAATGTCTTTATGGGATTACCGATTCGCCTAAATAACCTGCCGCCCAATATATCCCTCGGCCAGTTCGAAGGCTTTGTTGAAGGCTGGACTTGGCGCTCAACAGTTAATGGCTTATTCCTAACCCTTACCGCATCGCCTACCGCCTATAACGCGGTAGCTCAACAATGGGCGCAAGTCAATGCGGCAGAGACCTGGAATAGTATCCTTAATACCTTAGAATGGCAGGACGCGATTGGAGTGATTAGTTAATGGCAAACACAGCGAATTTTGGGTGGGAAACTCCTGACGATACAGATTTGGTTAAGGACGGAGCCGCCTCGATAAGAACGCTCGGATCAGCAATTGATACCTCGATGGTCGATCTCAAAGGTGGCACAACCGGACAGATTCTTTCCAAGACTTCGAATACCGATATGGATTTTACTTGGATTGCTAATGATCAAGGCGATATAACTGAAGTCCAGGCCGGAACTGGTATTTCGGTAGCTTCGGGAACTGGCCCGATTCCAGTAATTACTAACACACTTGCCACAGCCTTCGATGCGAAAGGTGATTTAGTAATTGGAACGGGCGCTGATACATTTGCCAAATTGAGCGTTGGAACAAACGATTATGTTCTTACTGCTGCGAGCGGCGAAACCACAGGAGTCAAGTGGGCTGCTTTGCCTTCTACAACGCCTACTTTTGTTGGTTGTTTTTTGTATAAAAATAGCGACCAAACTTTAAGCAACGGCACAGATACACTTGTCACCTTTAATGATGAATTTTTTGATACCGATGGTTTTCATAGCACTTCGACTAATACTTCAAGAATTACTATTCCAACTGGCAAAAACGGCAAATACTTATTTACTTTTAATATCAACTTCGCCGCCAATAGTACCGGAGTCCGAATTGTTATGTTTAGAAAAAATGGAACAAGTTATTACACCGCCACAGTTCCGGCGGGTTCCGCAGATAAAGCAAGAGTTCAAGGTAGTATGGTATTTGATTTAGTTGCTACTGATTATATTGAATTGGCGGCAGAACAAAATTCGGGCGGCAATCTAAATGTTTTAGGAATTGCCGGTGGTGCTGGCGAAGCATCCCGCTACGGATGTATTTATTTAGGAGCGTAAATGAAAACTTTTACTAAACCAAAAAATCTAAATGGCGCTGAGTTGAAAGAAGAATTAGCAGCCGAAGGCATTCTCATAGAAAAGATTTATGATAATGCCAATGGCACTATTTCTTTTAAAGCGGACAACGAATCTAAAGCAGCAGAAATAGTCGCAGCGCACAATGGAACGACAGTAGCGCCTGAGCCGACTATTGCCGAGAAATTGGCAAGCGTTGGATTAAATTTAGATGACTTAAAAGCTGCTCTTGGGCTCTAATGGCGAAGCTTTGTAAAGCTGGAATTCAATTAAGGGAGCAGATTGACGATGAATTTCCTAGCCGCGATAGGCGCAGCGATGGGTGGATTGCTGATTCTCGGCATATTGCTAATTCGCCTAATTCTGACCATATACCAAGAGGCGGAATCGTTCGAGGACTCGATGTAGATGCCAACCTCAACGATCATCCTGAGGCAACTTACGCACTTGTGGAGCAAATTAGAAAATGTGCCAAGCGCGGCGATAAGCGAATCAAATATATTATTTACGATAACAGAATCGCCAGCTCAATCCTCAACTGGCGCTGGAGAAAATACAAGGGCTCAAATCCTCACCGCTCGCACTTTCATTGTAGCTTTACGACCTTAGGCGATAACGATGGGTCTTGGTTCGACCTGACTGGAGAGAGAAATGAAAAAAGATCTAGCAAGAGCAGCCGAGAGCTGGTTAAAGACATTCCTAGCAGCAGCTCTAGCGACCTATCTAGGAGTCGGATTGGATGCGGAGACGATTCTCAATGCTGCCATTGCTGCCGTATTGCCGAGCATAATAAACTGGCTTAATCCATCCTACGAGCGTTACGGCCGAGTTAAATAATGCCTACCGAGATTGCCGCCTTTATCGCGTCCGTCTTGGGATCGATTGGCTTATTAATTGCCGGACTTCGCTACATAATAAAACTCGAGAACCTTCCGCTAATTTCCAGACTCGATAAGTTAGAATCTACCCTTGAGATGGCTTTAAGGGAGAGGATGCCGAGTGCCAACAAAAAGACGCGCCGCTAAGAAGAAGCCGGTCAAGCGCCGGATTCGCCCTAAAGAGCCACCAACCAAACTTGATTACTGGGCTATCGCAGCTCAAGAGATTTACAAATCTTGCCGTAATGCTGGTATGGATGAGGGCACAGCTCTAGCTTTTGCTATGGATCGAAGCTCTTGGCCTGACTGGGTTATCGATGCCAATGACCCCATTCGCAAAATTGGATGGGAAGATGGCGAGGAAGATAACTAATTTACTTCCGCGAGGTCGAACTCTTTGAGGCGCTGAAGGCCGAATATCCGGACTTAACGCCCCTTTCAGCGACCGACCGAGCAGACGGCATTACCCATAACGCCTACCTTGAGCTCAAATGCCGTAGAACTCATTACGACCAGTTAATGATTGAGCGCCACAAGTGGGATTACTTGGCCGAAATAAGGGCTAGAACGGGCGCTAGAACGCTTTATATCAGCGCGACACCTAAAGGTATCTACGAGTGGGACTTAGGGGCTATAAACGCCCCTGAATGGGTTTTTAAGTGGCTTCCTGATAAGACCGATTTTGCCGGTGCAAAGAAGGTTGAGAAGTGGGTCGGGTTCCTCGATATCCGACACTCCCGCTTGCTACTTGTCTAAATAGATTTAGAGCCTTACGCTTCTCGGGTAATTCCATTTAGGGATTACAGAATCGGGAGCTATATGATAAATAAACCGGATGAAATTCGATTTGATTCTCAAGCCGGAGCTTGGACGGATGGCACTAATTGGGTTAAAGGCTCGATTATCCGCCGTTACGCAGTAGATAAATTAGGCCGTAAAGGATCACAAAGAGGCCGACTTTCAAGGGCTGAAATCTCAGCATATTTCCTAGATAAATTTGGGGTGAGCGCTGATGTCAGATAACCAGTTGCTTTTCTTGATGATTACTATCCCCACTTCAATAGTGTGGTGGTTAATGATTCGAGCTGAAAATAAAGAAGCTGCGGCTTTCCAAAAGGGTTATGAAAGAGGATTGGCTGATGGCCGACTTATCAGATCGAGGGCTTAATGAATGGATTGATGAAGCCCGCAACACTCTTAATGACAGGGGATTCGAATATGGTGATCCGAGGGACAACCTATTACGCATTTACAAACTATGTCGCACCCTCGGTGTTCAGCTCCGAAACCCAGCTGACTTGGCGCTGGTCTTTATCGCGACCAAACTCTCAAGAATGGTGGAAAGTCCTGAGCGGGAAGATTCGTATCTCGATCTCATTGGATACGCAGCTATTCTCGCTCGAACCCGATTTACCGATTGGAGCGAGTTTGGCACTCTTGAGGAATACTAATCTGAATCAATACTGCGATTATTGTAAGCAACGATACGCTCACCTAAGTCGCGGTGGAGAACTCCATCAATTAGCTCGGAAGCCAGCCTATTGGAAAGTGGTTAGTGAGCACCCTAAGCGCAAAGGCATAACTAGATTTTATTGCCTTGAATGCGCTGCTGATCTACAGAATTGGCCTGACGGGACATTCTATTCGTTAAAAGAGCAACTACAAGATGCGCTAAAAGATACTGCGCAGAGGGAGTATATAAATGTCGAATTACCTAGATGATTATGTTGGAGTATGGGATCGCTTCAAACAGTTCATTGCTGAGAATCCCGATTATCGTATTAAGACTCACGTCCTCGCTGAGTCGCTAGCAAAGGATTGTGATGTTTATATCGTTAAGTGCGAAATATGGAGAACTGAAGCGGATGCTAACCCTTGGACTACTGGTCTATCGAGTGAGTCAAAGTCCAAACAATACGCTCTCGAGCTTGCGGAGACGGGCAGCATCTCTCGCGCTCTTAACTTGGCTGGAAAACTCGCTAAACCAAACCCCAAGCCCTACCAGTCACACAGCAAGCCAATCGAAACGACAAGCAAGAAGCTAGCAGAATTTGTATCCGAACAGCGGCCTGATGATCCAGCGCCAATCCATCACAATATCGATTATCTAGTTGAACAGCTAGGCGCTGAGATAGCTGATGAAGTGCCGATATGTAATCACGGCGCTATGGTGCTCAAGAATGGCGTTAAGGATGGCAATGAATACAGAGGCTGGGTCTGCCCATCAAGAGACCGCGATGCTCAATGTCCGGCTAAATGGATGAAGATTGACTCAGATGGTAAATGGGTGTTTAAGAAGTGAATTTAGATATCCATCCCTTCAAATGCTCGGCTTGTAAAGCCTTAACTGCCCATCGGCTAGTGAGGACTTATGAGTGTCAAGATGTGCCAGATAGTCCGCCGGAAGTTTGGCTGGTCGAGTGCCAGCGATGCTTTGAGATGCGGATTATCTACCCATCTGAGCGGGTGGCTAGCAAAGAGGATGACATTGCTAGATGCTCTGAGTGTGGGAATTGGAAAATGAAGTCGGCTAGATGCCGAATCTGCCGAATAGCTAGTGGGTCTGAGACAATTACCCGTAAGGTATTTACCGGACACACAGATTTGAAGGTGCCAATTGCCGACCTATGAGTTTAAGTGCCCTAATTGTCAGATAACCATTGAGCAGACATTTAGCGTTTATTCGAACGCGACAATGTGGTGTCAGCCTTGCCAAGTGCCTATGGAGAAGCAATTTACAAGCCCATCAGTTATTTTCAAAGGTGATGGATGGGCTGGAAAGACAAAGTAATGGCTAAACCCCACTCTCTCAGATATATCCACCAGCTGCTTGAGTGGGGATTTAGTAAGGAATTTATTGCCAAAGATTGTGGGATAAGCCTAGAGTCGTTGGAAATGAGACTATATCGGGAGAGGAAAAGAAATGAGTCTAAAAGACAAGAGCTTGAAGCTAGCGGCAGTAAGCCTAATAGCGGACGAAGCAAAGAAAGCAAAAGACCGCCTAAGAGCTGAGCTCCAAGAGGAAATGGACAGCATAGGAGCTGATCGGGTAAAGGCTGAATTAGGCGATGAGACAGTTGCTTACATAATGACTACTAAGCCTAAATTTAAGTGGGAAGTGCTAAATGAGCGTAAGTTCGTTGAGTGGGTGCTAGACCATATGGCTGATGAGGTAGTGACGACAGTCAGAGAATCAAGCCGAGAAGCCATATTAAATAAATTTGAATATGTGGATGATGTGGTCGTTGATCCTAATGGGGAGATAGTTGATTGGCTAATTGGCTCTGAATCTAACCCTTACTTGACCACCAAGTTCGCTGGTGATGGAAGGGAAACGCTAAGAAGTGCGATAGTTGGTAATGCCATCGATGCCCGCAAAGTGCTGGAGTTGGAGTGATTATTTACGACTTCTTCGCTGGCACAGGCTCGGCCACTAAAGCCTTTGAGGACGCTGGGCATACAGTCATCAAGGTTGAACTCGATCCTTACTTTGAAGCCAATGAGAGGGATATATTGAGCTTAACAGCTGAAGGGTTAATTGGCAAGTATGGTAGGCCGGACTTCATATGGGCTAGTCCGCCTTGTACAACTTTTAGCGTAGCTAGTTGCCGAATCTATTGGCAAGCAACGCCTGAAGGCGCTAAACCCAAGCATCCTAAAGTCTTTGAAGCTCTCAAGTTAGTTGAGCACACAATCAACCTAATTCAAGAGCTAAATCCAATTAAAGGATGGCTAATGGAGAATCCTAGAGGGATGCTTAGGAAACAGGATGTTGTTAAAGGTTTAAATAGACGCACAGTGACATATTGCCAATATGGTGATTACCGGATGAAACCCACAGATATATGGGGATGTGTGGATAATTGGATTAGTAGGCCAATGTGTAAGCCAGGTGATAAGTGTCATCAACAAGCTTCCAGGGGGTCAGTATCAGGAACACAAGGCATTAGAAGCCCGCGATTACGATCGATGATTCCATATGAACTAGGAAAAGAGATATTAAATGCGATTACCACTTGACAAGGGTGTTACACTACCTGCGTCGCGGGGCGCCGAAGCTGCCCTACGCGGAGTGTTTAGGGTAGGGCTATGCTTATCGGTAACGCTAAGCCTCGCACTCAATCCAATATTTATATCTAACTCAAATGCTTATCCTCTTAAACGCTATCAACAAGACTGGGCTTTAGTTGCTATGAATCACTTAGGTGATTTACAAGAAGCCCAATGTTGGGTCGAGTTAATATGGCGAGAGAGTCGCTTCGATCCTAGTGCTCGTAACGGTAGTCATTACGGGTTAGCTCAGATGCGTAATGACAATGTGCGCAAACTTAAACCAAGAGAACAAGTGCGTTGGCATATGCGCTATCTAGATCACAGATATGATGGCTCAGCTTGTAAAGCTCTTAATCATATGAATATTAAGGGCTGGCATTGAGCAGGGAATACGATAAGACGCACTATAAGAAATTAAGGGAGAAGGTGCTAATACGAGATAGTTACACTTGCTATTACTGCGGACAAGAAGCTAACACAGTAGATCATATTGTTCCCATTAGTAAGGGTGGAATTAGTAGCGAAGATAATATGATTAGCTGCTGCCTACGATGTAACTCATCGAAGCGAGATCGAATGAACCCCGGGTCTTTTTTGAGAGCACCGGGGAAAC